CGAGCCGTTCCACAGCGGCATCCAGTTGCCGAGGTAGGGATTCCAATAGATCGAGGTCGCGCCAGCGTTGCCGCCGACGATCGGGCTGCCGGCCAAATTCGAAAGGCGTCCGCCGATCTGCGCCGCGACGTTGGCGCTCGGCTGCTGCGGAGAGACCGTCACCCATTGCCGCGTGTTGCCGTCATTGAAGTAGATGTAGAGCAGACCGTCGGTGGTCGACCACCACAGGGTATTATCAGCAGGGCTCGCCGGAGGCGTATCGCTCGCGACGATCTGCATCGACGGCGGCGAGACCGTCGTGCCGGCCGTCGTCCACTTCGATCCGTCCCAGCGATACTGCGGCTGTCCGGCCGCCGGGCTCACCGGGTAGAGCTGGCCGAGGCTCGGGGAGGAGGGAAAGTCGAGCGCCATCGTCTACCCCACCAGCTCTTCGAAATGCGCGTTGATGCCGCTGCACGTTGCGGTCGAGCTGGCACTGTTGATCTGCTGCATGAGCTTGAACAGCGGTGCAGTGAGGTTCTGCGTCCAGGTGATGAGCTGAATCGCGACCGGCGACGACATCTGCAAGCCGCCCGACGAGGAGGCGACCGAATTGAAATACTGCGCCGAGTAATTCGTATTCGCGTTATCGGCGATGTAGACGCTGTGCGTCAGGTTGTTGCTGGCTACGATGGTGTATTGAAGCAAGCACGTGTAGGAGAGCTTCAGCGGATTGTAGAGGCTCGTCAGCCCTATTTGGAGCGAAGAGTTCGGCACCGTGACGAGCGTGGTTGATGAGGTCGAGCCACCGGCTCCGTTGATGATGAAAGCGTGCTTGATCGTCTGGCCGGGCATATAGGTGCCGGGACCCCAGAGCACGGTCTTCGACGGCGCGGAGGCGAAAGAGCCGCCGGTCGCCCAGGCCGGAAACTCCATGTAGCCGATCGTCTGATAGGCTTTGTTGGCGACCGCCGCATTGCAGACGAACACTCCTGCGCTGGTCGGGACGCTCGACATAGCGACGGCGCTGGCGATGCCCCAAGGCTGCAAGGGATTGATGCCGACGACGCCGACGCCAGCCGTGTTGGCGACCGCCTGGAAGAGGCCAAGGCGCAGCGTGCCGGCGTCGTTAAAGACGACGATCCACAGGCGGATGATGTTGCCGTTGCCGAGCCCGAAGGTCGAGCCGACCACGGTCGCGAGGCTCAAGGCCGAGGTAAGCGGGACGCGAACGATGATGCCGTTCGTCTCGAAGAAAAAGACGACTGGATCGCTGGGCGACGGATCGTTGCCGGCGGTTGTCTTGACCGCGACCGTCAGGACGTTCGCCGCGACCGACGCCTGTAGCCGCAGGTTGGTGGCGGCTCGTAGCGAGGCCGCCGTGCTGCTGTCAACGTAGCTCTTCGTCGCCGCGTCCGCGGTCCCGACCGGGTCGGCCGCGAGCGTCAGCGGCCCCGTCATCGTGCCGCCGCTCTTCATCAGGAATTGCGAAGCGTCGGGCGTCGGCGTCGCGATCACCCACTGCGAGGAATTGCCGTCGTTGTACCAGAGATAGAGCTGGCCATCGGTGGAATTCCACCACAGCGCATTGGCCTGCGGCGAGGCGGGCGCAGTATCGGATACGTAGCAGCTCGTCATCGAGCCGACGATCGCCACCCACCTGCCGGCAGCGAGATCGGCCGCGAAGGTCGCGCCCGAGGTGTGGCTGGTCGTGGCCACGTAGGTGGCCCCGGCATTGGTGACGAGCGACGCGGGAGGCCCGAGCACATATGGCGTCACTGGCGCCCACGGCACTGGCGGCGAGGCCCACGGCGTAGGTCCTGCCGCGCCCACATTGCCTTGCGGCCCCGTTGGCCCTGCCGGCCCCGCCCCGCCTGTCGGGCCAGGATCGCCTTGCGGCCCCGGCGTGCCTTGCGGCCCCGGCACGCCTTGCGCGCCTGTCGGCCCTGCCGGTCCTGCCGGCCCCGTCGCTCCCTGCGGCCCCGATCCTCCCAGCATCGACCACTTCGTCGGATCGAAGGTCGACGTCGAGGTGTGGGAGGTGATGCAGACGTAGGTCGAGCCGGCCTGCATCACCGTAGAGGCCGGGATCGTGGCCGTGTAGCTGGTCGAGGGCGCCCAGGCGACAGGAGGTTGCTGCCACGGCGAGGGTCCTGCCGGCCCCGTGTTGCCCTGCGGCCCGACCGGACCGACCGGCCCTGCCGGTCCTAGAGGCCCTTGCAGGCCGGTGTCGCCGACACGTCCAGGCTCGCCCTGCTCCCCAGGCGGGCCGGGAATGCCCTGGTCGAGCACCTGGATGACCTCGATCTCGTCCTCGCTCTGAACAACGATCGTGTCATCCTGCGGCGCCTGGATGATCTCGACCTGAAGATCGGCGATGACCTGAACGTCCGTCATCGCGCGGCGCCCGGGCTGTTGGTGAATGTGCCGGTCCAGACATTGGTCTTGTAGCCGCTCTGCGTCACCACGTTGCTGTGCTCGTATTCGCCAGCGCCGAGACGTTCGAGCGAGGCTTGGCGAATCAGGATGGTGAACTTGCCGTTCGCGGGGTCGATGAGGTTGATCTCTCCGGTGTCGGTCGAGAGCTTGAGCAGCGCGGCTTGGTCCGACGCGTGGCGACGCAACATCATCACCATCGAAGCGCCGGTGAGGTCGATCGGCGTTCCGTCGAGCGTCGTGTATTGGAACGCCCGAAAGAAGTCCGCGTCATTCGCGACCTTGATGTTGACGATCGCCATGGGTCACAGCCCGACGTAGGCGTTGTCGATCTGCGCGAGCGTGGTGATCGTGTTCCCGGTAATGGCCGCCGCAGTCTGCTGGAACACGAGATAGCAGTCGTTGGTGTGCTTCGACACCTGATCCCACATCGACACCATCGTCGGCGCGTCGACCGCATAGAAGTTGCCGTCAGAGCCATACCACTGCGTGTGGAAGTTGGTATCCAGCTCGGCCTGCCGGCGTTGATCCGAGATGTATTGGCGCGAGAGATCGTCCGTCTTGACCGGCACGCCTGCCGCCGTCATGCCGCCAGCGACCTCGCGCGTGCGCCTGTCGGTGTTGTACTGCTGAAGCTGCTGCTTGGTGTAGGCGTTCAAGCCCGGCTGCGACACCGTCTTGGCCACCGCATCGTAGAGCCACCACGGCTGCCAGTCCTGCACGTAGTCCCAGATCTCGTCCTCGCCCTGAAGCGTGCTCGCGACGTTGCCCGTCAGGTTGCGCCAGTCGAGATAGCCTTGATCGCTCGGGTCCACGTAGATGTTGCGCTTGCTCGAATACACGGGGGTGTCGCTCGTGGCCGCGCCCACAGCCCAGTACCAGTCGCGTGAATTGAAGATCGCCGGCATGTCGCCCTCCTATGCGTATTGGCCGCCGCGCGCCGTAGAGCCAGCAACGCTGCCGGGAAAGAAGTTGACGCCCGCGCCTTGGGTGTTGATGACGCCGTTCACGTCGGCGTTGTATTTCTGGCCGGTGACGTAGCCGGGATTGACGAAGGTCGGCTGATAGGGCGCAGCGCCGACCGAGATCGAGCCGTTCGACGACGCCGCTGCGACCATGGCCGACACGTTGAACGGCCCCTGGAACGTGAAGACGTTGTTGTTCCGAAGGCTCAAGAAGCTGTTGTAGAACGCCGAGAAGATGATCATGCACGACCCGCCGTTCTTGAAGGTGTGCGTGCCGGCGTAGACGTAGCCGGTGTAAGCGCTCCACACGTAGCCGTACACGAAGTCGCTAATGGTATTGTACGTGAACAGCGAAGCGCCGCCCGAGGACGAGAAGCAGCAGGGCGGACCGGTGCCGGTGCCGGTCGAGACGGAGAGGTCTTGGACCGTCATCTGATTGGCGGCGTCGACCGAGAAGGTGTGCGTGTTGTTGGCTCCGGTGACGAAGGTCGCGGAGATGCCGGCTCCCTTGATGATCAAGCTCGGACCGAGCGTGTTCGGCGTGTTGATCGCTTCCGGATAGGTGCCGGCCGCGACGTTGATCGTCATCGTGTAGACCGATGGACCGTATTTGAAGGTCTCGTTGACGGCTCGCTGGATCGTCTTGAACGGTCCGTGCGGACCGGTGATTATCCCCGACGTTCCGTCGTAGAGCGTGTCCGAGCCGGTCGCGGTGTTCACGTAGAGGTTCGAGTTGGCGACGAGGACCGGCGAGCCGGGAACAGCATCGTAGGTCGCGCCGTACAGCTCGAAATTGTTGTTCAGCCCGTTGTAGACCAAGAGCGTCATGAAGCCGCCCTTGATGTCGCCGGCCTGCAGCACGCCGCCGCCGCGCCTCACGATGTTGCGGCCGCCGATGGCGTTGACCGCGAGCGTCGCAGGCCCGGTGTTGTTCTGCGCGGCGCGCACCCAGACCGCCATGCCCTCGACCAGCGCCAGCAGCGGCGGGGTCAATGCGATCGAGAGGAGGTTCGCGGGACCTGAATCGACGGCGAAGATCATCTTGCCGGATTGGATTCCCTTGGCGAGCTGCGCGAGGTCCGCATTGTCAGGCGTCAGCCCGGCGCTCTGAATGACCTTGACGATGCGGATACTCGATCGAAGCGGCTGGCGGGATCGAGCCCTGGATGCCGGCAGACGGATCGCCGTTCACGTAGGCGGCGTTCGGGTCGCTGACGCCGTAGGGCTGGTTGTACTTCACGAGCTGCCTCCTATGGGGTCCCGGCCATCGAGCCGCCTGACGACATGCCGCTGTAATCGAAGATCAGATGCGTATGGCCCGGCTTCCAGCGCTGAAGGATGCATTCGAGATCCTCCGCTGTGCCGATGAGCAGATGCGGATCGACACCGACGCGCCCATGCGTGACGCGAAACCACGTCAGGCGCGCATTGGCCACGTGAACCGTCCAGTAATAGCGGTTGGTGTCGGGGCCGAGCCCGTAGTTCGGCCATGCGCTCAGCTCGCCATTGGCCACCGGCACGCCGAGCGGATTCAGGATCGGCCGATACCACTGATCGAGCATGGGGTTGGAGCCGTCGCCGTAGACGCGGTTGTCGCCGCAGGCGTCGATGCCCACCATGAAGGGGCGAAATTCAGTGATGGTGATCGAGTAGCCGATATAGGCGGCGACGCCGATGAAGAAGGCTCGCGATTGAGCGCCCTCGATCGTCATGCGCTGGACCAGCGCGCGCTGTCGCTCCGCGACCGAGAGCGGCGCCTGATAGCAAGGATCGGGCAAGCCCCAGTTGCGCTCCCAGTCCGGCAGAAGCTCGACCGTGATGCGCGGATCGCTCTCCTGTTCGAGCAGATCGGAAGCGCGGCCTTCGAGATCGCCCCAGATGCGGGTCAGCCCCTTCACCACCTGCATCAGCGTGCTCTCTTCGTCGCGCGGCCATGCTTGGCCCTGCGGCAGAAGGTTGGCGAGCGCGACGGCGTAATCGTCGCCGTCACGCGTCACATGCACGTCGTAGGTGGCGATATCGGTCACGAGACGTCACCCGCGTACAGCACCGTCCCGAGCACCGGCATATAGCCAGGAGCCGGCATCGCAGTCGTCTCGAAGGTCAGCTCGTGCGAGAATTCGCCGACCGCTTGCGAGATCGCCTCGTCGACCCAGCTTCGATACATCGTCTGGCCGGGCGCGGAGCGCTTGAACTCCATGTCGGCGATCGCCGCCTCGATATTGCCGCGCACCGTCTCGTCATCGCGTTCGAGGTTGGCGATCTCGATGTCATAGAATTGCAGGATCGGCGCCAGCACCCAGCAGTCCTTCACGGTCACCGGGCGCATCGTGTCGATGTAGGCGGTGACAGCCTGAAGGTCCTGCGGCTGCGGCAAGCCGTAATTGTCGGGAT